ACTAATCGCGTGTGTACCGATCGGCATCCAGACGATTCGATCAGGGAGCTTGGCACCGGCGTCAGCCGCGAAGACAGGAAGCGCAACGATGTCGCCGAGCGCTGCGACGGCGCGTGCCTGAATTTGAACGTCGCGATGTTGCGCCAATTTCTCGCGAACTTTTGCGAGCGCAGAGCGCTCAATTTCGCCGATGGTCCCGTTGCGAACGCAGATAATGCGCTCGATTTCTCTGCACGTAAGGCTGGAGCCGGGCGGAACCACAGCCTCCAAAATAGCGAGTTTCGCCTCGACCGTGTCCCCGTTCCTCACGCATTGGGTTCCTTTTTGTTTGGATCCGGGGAGGCGTCCGGCGCAATTCCGGTCATACGTTCCTGCGCAAAACTAGAAATCAGCGCGCGGTCTATGCCGTATTTTGTCGCTAAATCAGAAATAAATTTTTCCTCGACGGCTCGCTGCTCAAGGCGTTCACGCCAATCATCACCAGCCTCGCCGTAAACAGTTTCAAACGTCCGCGTTCCGGCCTTCAGTTCGTTGAGCGTCGAAGCGGATTCGTTTCCGACATCTACCGTCGTACGCCGCGGTGGGTGCCATCGAACATTGCGGAATTCTGGATTTTGTTCGAGTTCGCCGTGCGCCATCGCCCAGCTAATCGCATATTCCCAAACGCGCTGCCATTTGCGCGCCTGCTCGCTAGTGCGGAGCGAAAAAAGCCGGTTATCGCTCGTTACCGCTGCGCGAAGCGTGGCGCCGCCCCAGTTCCCGCGGTAGTCGACGAGCGCGGCGTATGAAAGCCCGCTTCCCTGAACGAATTTGTTTTCCAGCTTGTCCCAAAAACCGGACATCGCGGCGCTCGGTCGCTTCGTTTCGAAAAACTGGATCTTGTCGCCAGGCTGCGTGACGATCGTCTCGCCTCCGATTGCCTCACGATAAGAGGCAACGCGCGCCGCCGGGTCTTGGCCGGTAGGTGTGTTCAGTGAAGCGCCGATGGCGTTGTCAGATCCATTCGTGAAGCCGCCGGCAGCGGTCTCAATCGCTTTTGAAAGCGCAGACTGATCTTTCGCCGCGCGCATCTCGTATTTTTGAAGATCGTCGAGATCGTGGAGGTCGACGATTGCCGCGTGAAACAGAGAAAGCCCGCGGTACTGGCCGGCGCGGCGCTTCGTGAAGAAAAACACGAACTGGCTCGCTGGAATTGTCGCTGTGCTTTTCCCTGTGAACTCGTTTTGTACCATGTACGCGAGCGGCTTTCCGGCAGGGGAAAGGATCACGCCATCCGAAACGTTGTAGCCAGCCTGAACCATGCGTTGGATGTCTATTCCGCCGCTCCCGATTCTATGCGCTTCCACGAGGTTAAGCGCCGGCCGACCAAATTCGTTTTCGGTAAGCTCAATTCCGTGGTCGCCGTCGATGTTCTGTGCGCGAAACACAATGTCCTGCATTTCGTATAGCGAGGACGTACCCGTGATGTCGGCGACATTTGCCCACGAATTCCACCAATCGAGCGCGGCCTTGTTCCACGCGTCTTTCGAGGTTGCCGGCGTCGGATTGATGCCTGAGCCCACTACGTTGACGCTCAAAATACTGAGCGCTTTCTGCATCACGTTGGAATTTTTCTCGAAATGGCGCACGCGACGCAAAATTTCCAAGCGCGACATCGAATTGATGTCCTCGCGCGCGCCTTGGATGTTTTCCGGAAGGTAGCTCCGCGTTGTACTCCAGTGCGCAGCCTCGTAACGCGCTTGAATTTTTGCGAGCGCACCACCCGTGATCCAGTTTATGAATTTTTCGCGGGTGTTCATTTGAAACGTGAAAGGGTGTGGTCGGTTGCGAACGACCGAACGACCTTCAGTTGTCCGAGCATCCAATTATAGATTGCCGTAGAGGTCGCATTTGCGGTTCCAGGTGCGCCCGCTACCTCGGCGGCGCATCCGCCGCCCGGCGGAACGCTCGTGGTGGGCACCAGAGCTTGGTCATAGAGGTCTTGCAGCTGTCCCCACATCGCAGCGACGTCCGGCGACTGCGAAGAGAGACCGGGCGGAAGCATGTATTTCGTGACTACGCCCTGTGCCTGTGCCTCGATCACCTGCTTTCCGGCGAGAGAAGCGGCGAGCGACGGGGCAATCGCAGTCGCGAGTGAGGACTGAATCGTCACGCCTTGCGCCACCGCCGAGCTGAAAAGCTGGCGGAAGGCTGCGCGTTTGACATCGACGGGAACCGGCACGCACCAAGAAAGAGCCACGCCCAAAAAAAAAACGACTCGTCCGATGTTACGCATTGTTACCCGGAGTTACCCGAAGTCACCGGCGGTTACGCGCGGGAGCCCGACGGCGGGCGCGCGGCGAGAAATCAGGGTTTGCGAGCCACCACGTCGTCAGATCAGAGAGCCGGACGTTGAACCCAAGGCGCGGCGTTACGCCGGCCTTAATCATCGCGCAGATAAACTGCCTGGATACCGTGATCCCGTGGTGCTCCTTGATTGACGCGACCAGTTCTTTTGGCGTCAGAAATTTTTCGCCGATGCTCATTGGATCGGCCCCTCCCGCTCCCAACGACAGGGGCATCCGGCGCTCGATTCCACATAAAGCCCGCAGTAAAAACAGCGGCCGGCGGAATCCACGCCAACCCGTGGCGCGGTTTGTATTGGTTGAGGTTTCGCGTGTTCGTCAGGTTCGCGAACTTCTATCTGCAGGTCCGGTAGTGCTGTCATTCATTGGGTTCCTTTTTCTTTTCGGTCTCCATCTCCACGCCGGCCGGCAACAGGCGCATTTGCATCGCGGCAAGGACCTGCATCGCCGCGCAGTCAAGTGCGTGGTTATTGCCGGTCGGGCAGACGTAGACCATTTCGGTTTTTCCTGTGAATTTGTTCATTTTTGGGCGCTTGAATTCCGCAGCCATCTGCTTCGCGCACTCCTTATCCATCTCGTCGCGCTCGGCCATTTCCGGTTCTATCCACAGCCCGTGATTCACAAGCCCCATAACGCGATCTTTCATCACCGGGCTGGAAAAACGGATGAGTCGCGCTCGAGTGTGGCCTTGTTGGGTCGTTCCTTCGCCGGGGTCGCCATAGCTGAGCGGCGCGAAAGCTTTTTGCACGCGGATCGGTGGCTGCGGAGGAGGCTGGGGGATCGCGTGCCAGAAAAACGCATCATCGGTGCCCTTGGCCGCGATCCAGCCGTAACGGATACACGCCGCGTAAACGCCGTGGTCACCTTTCGGCATGTAACCAGAGTCAATCACCGTGCAGTCGGACACGACACCGAACTCGATGCGCTTGGCCTCGATTGCTGATTCGCCGAAAAGTTTCCCGTACCAGAGTCGGCGCGTCTCGCCGGACTTAGACCAGGCGCGAACCATCCCCCAGTACGTGTCTTCGCTCTGACGATCGACCGTGAAAAATCTCACAGCCTCGTCCGGCCAACTTTTGCCGGCCGGGTTTTCAATCCTCATACGCGCGAACGGCAGGTCGGTGTCGTGCACCGTGCGTTCGCTGCGCATCAGCGCGCACCGCTTCTGCAGGAAGTTCACGAGCGGCGCAAAATTTCCGACGTGCTTCGCCTCCTGGGCGGAAAGCCATTCCTTCACGAGCTCGGCCCACGGGTAGTCGATGAGCGAGTGCCAACGGAAAGTCACCTCAGTCGGCGGATTGTCTTTGTCGAAAATTTCCCCCGTCACCGGGTTGATATACTCGCCGCCCATGTTCCACGCCGCGCGGGTTTTCGCGGTGTTGGCGTGCTTGTGACCACAAAGCGGACAGACAAACTTCACCGTCGCCGCCGAACCATCCTTGTTGTAACTGCCGTCCGCGTTTTTCATGGTGTCGAATACTGCCCCGGCGAATGAGTTGTCTTGTCGGCGCTCGGTCCACTCTGGCGCGACGAGTTTTTTGCATCCCTCACACGGCACATGCCACAAGAACAGCACGCCGGCGCGGACCTCAAAATCCCAGTCGCTGTCTTCCTCGCCGCCCTGACTGATCGCCAGAAACTTTGAGGACGACATTTTCACGAAATCTCCGAGACGGGATTTCGCCTGGCCCAGCACACCCGGCTTGTAGAGCCACGGTTCGTCGCAGA